TTAGTTTATATAATAATTTAATTGAAGATGGCGTAGCAAAAGAATCTGCACGAATGATTTTACCTCTTACAGTTGAGACAACAATGTACATGAAAGGCAGCATAAGAAGCTGGGCGCATTATATTGACTTAAGAACAGAAGAAAACACGCAAAAAGAACATCGTCAAATCGCAGAATCATGTAAAGAAATTTTTACACAAAATTTACCAACAGTTAGTAAAGCACTATGGAATTAAAAAAAGTATTAATAACAGGAATCTTAGGGCAAGATGGAGCAAATATGGCTGAATATTTACTCTCTCTTGACGAACCAATACAAGTTTATGGAATGATGCGCAGATCATCAAATTTAAATGAAACTAATATACTATCGTTTAAAGACAACCCAAGACTTTCTTTAGTATATGGAGACTTAACAGACGAAATATCCATAGACAGACTTGTTCAAGATATAAAGCCAGATTATTTTATTAACTTTGCTGCAAACTCATTTGTGGGCTGTAGTTGGGATATGCCATTACAAGTATTTGATGTAAACACTCTTGGAGTTATAAGATCTCTCGAGGCAATAAGAAAATTTAAGCCTAATTGTAGATTTTATAGTGCAGGTAGTTCTGAAGAATTTGGAGATGTTGATTATTCACCACAAGACATAAATCACCCAATTAAGCCAAGAAGCCCGTATGGAGCTTCTAAAGCTTCAGCAAGGCATATCGTAAAAGTTTATAGAGAATCTTATGGCTTATATGCCATGCATAGCATATTATTTAATCATGAAGGATTACGCCGAGGTGAGGAGTTTGTTACGCGCAAAATCACAAAAGCTGTAGCAAAAATAGCCACTGCGATAGCAAATAATGAAGACTTTAAATCTATAAAACTAGGAAATGTAAATGCTCGTAGAGATTGGTCAGATTCTGAAGATTTTGTTAAAGCTGTTTGGCTTATGCTTAATCAAGAAGAGCCAAAAGAGTATGTTTTATCAAGTAATGAAACTCACAGTATTAAAGAATTTGTTGAAAAAGCATTTGGACATGCTTATATAACTGGAAGTTGGCATGGTGAAAATCTTGATGAAAAATTTTTACATGAAGGTAATAATGTTCCACTAGTTGAGATTAGTGAAGACTTCTATCGTCCAGCCGAAGTAGAATTACTTTACGGAGATTCTAATCCAGCAAGAACAGAGCTAAACTGGCAACCAGAAATTTCATTTGACAACTTAGTTCAACGCATGGTAGAATATGATTTGGAATTAGAACATGCCAAGAGGTAGAAAAAAAACTTTTGAGCAAAAATTAATTGAAAAATTAGTTGCTTGCCCACATGCTTCAGCCCCAAAGTCAGAGCGTGAATCTTTTTGGGGTAGAGAGATGAAAATATTAAAGTCTGTACTCAAAGAGTTTCCAGATAAAGATTTTTGGGAAAAAGTTACATTTGAAAAAAAGTTTAAAAGCCTTGCGACAATACTAGGCGAAATCGGTAAAGTTTTTGTTTTAAGAAAGTATAGACAATTTCATTATAAGCCAAGAGTTATTGAGCAGTCAAAAATTTATAATGAAAAGTTTGGAGAAGATTTAAAAATAGAGAAAAAAAAGAGATCAATAAAGGATTATTTTAATGAGTAAAGAAGTATTAACGTCAGAAGAACAGATAGAAAGCTTTTTAAATGATAAAAAGAATAAAAAATATCACTACAATCATTTAAACCCAGAGGATTATAAAATTCCTTCAGGAAGTCTCAATTTAGACTTAGCGATGGACGGTGGGCTTGGATGCGGCATTCATAGATTCACGGGAGTAAATGAAGGAGGCAAAACAAGCTGTGCTCTTTCTTTTGCTCGCTATTTTCAAAAACATTTTGGGGATGCTGGCAAAATTATTTATTTTAAAGCAGAAGGCAGATTATCTAACGAGATGATAAAAAGATCAGGAGTAAGCACTGAAGAAAGAAATTGGTGTGTTATTTCATGTAATATTTTTGAAAAAGTATTTGATTTAATTCGCGATCTTGTGCAGAATAATCAAGAAAATAGAAAATACATGTTTATTATAGACAGTATGGATGGCTTGTGCCGCCAAGCTGACTATGATAAAGCTTTTGGTGACGCAGAACAAGTGGCAGGTGGCAGCTTAATTTCATCAGTTTTTTTAAAAAAGCAATCACTACCAATAGCAATGAATGGACATGTTGCAATCATAACTAGTCAAGTACGCGTAGAAATACCCACTGGATTTAGTAGAACAGGCGCAAAACCAAAGTCAGCAGGTGGTCATGCAGTAAAACATTATGCAAATAACATATTAGAGTTTGAAGAAAGATATAATGCTGATATTTTTTGGGAAAACCCAAATGCAGAAACTGTAGATAAGAAAGGTAATCCAACTGGTCATCAATGTAAGATTGCTTTTAAAAAGACCGTTAATGAAAAAACGGGCGCAAAAGTTCGATATCCAATTAAATATGGTAGAACAGATGGCAACTCTATTTGGGTAGAGCGCGAACTAATTGATATGATGCTACTTTGGGACTATTTTGAGAAAAGCGGCGCGTGGATTAAATTTTCTGAAGATATTTATGAACAATATAAAGATATGGGTTTACCAGAAAAAATTCAAGGAGAACCTAAGTTACTTAATCTACTTGAAGAAAATAAAGAGCTTGCACTAGCATTAATAGAAAACTTTAAAGAAGATATTTTAAAATCATAATATGGAATTTCAAACTATTAATGGAAAAACAAAACGAGTTAAAAATTTAAAAAAACGTATTATAAACTGGGAAGCTTCAAGCAGAAGTAAAAGACAAAAAGCAGTCAAAGATTTTTTAAAAGATTACTGGTTTAATCATGTTACTTTTGAAGAGTTTCCAGTTGTGGGCACAAGATTAACTCTAGACTTTTACAATGCAAACAAAAGAGTCGCAGTAGAAGTCCAAGGCGCGCAGCACACTAGATATACTAAGTTTTTTCATGGTGGCCATAAAAATAATTATCTTGAACAATTAAAAAGAGATCAAATGAAGGTAGAATTTTGTGAAATTAATGAGATTACTCTTGTAGAAATATACGATTCTGACCTAATTAATAAATCTTTATTCAAAAAGTTTGACGTAACCTTATAAATAGTGTAAAATATATACATGAATAACCAAGATATTGATCCAGATAATTTACCATGTTTTCAGTTACCTGATTCTGTACTAGATGAAATATATGAACTTACTGGTAACGGAGATGAGAACAATAAAGGATTTGTAATGGCTTATGTCTCTGCAGATGGTAGACCCTTGGTTTATGCAAGGTCCGAAACACAGATAATTGACATGGGTTTAAGAAAAGCAATTGAAAAGTATCTTTATCAAGTAGAAAAACTAGAAGATGCGATTCATCCTGAAGGTGGAGAAGAATAACCCTTGACTTTCATATCAATATAATATATAATTTCCTACATGATTTTTTCGCTTGAGCTAGAGAAACAACTACTAGCTGGACTAATAAAATATCCACATAAGTATTCAGATATATCAACCCTCACAAGTTCTGAGGATTTTTATTCCAAGGATACTATTGTCCACAAAACAATATATAATACTCTCTCGCAAGCAATTGAACAAGGAGAAGAAATCAATGAAACAATGCTTGCCCACAGGGTTACCTCTTTAGGCATTTCTTTTGAAGATAATATTAGCGTTGGCGATTATATATCCTCTCTTGCTCTACAAAAACTAAGTGAGTCTACAATAGTTAATGTTGCAAGAGAACTTAAAAAACTTACAGTCAGACGAGAGCTTGCGGAATGCGGCAAAACTATCGCAAACGCTATGCATAAAATGGATGCTTCAGAGCCATTTAATAAGATTGTTGAAAAGGCCGATAAGCTATATAACGGACAAATAAATTTATATGACGTAGGAGAAAGAAAGCCAGAAAATATATTTGAAGAAATGAAAGAACTTGTTGAGTTCAGAGGAAATAATCCTATTAGTGAATTTGGCATGATGGGTCCACACAAGCGAGTTAATGAACTTTATGGTTCACTATTAAGACCAGGAAATATTACAGTTATATGTGCTCGAGCAGGCGTTGGTAAAACACAGTTCTGTATGGACTATGCAACAAAAGTAAGCGCAGAATATGAAGTGCCAGTATTACACTTTGATAATGGCGAGATGAGCAAAGAAGAATTGATTATAAGGCAATGTGCAGCACTATCAAAAGTTCCAGTACATTTATTAGAAACTGGTATGTGGAGGCAGGCAGGAGAAGCTGTTGTTAAAAAAGTTAGAGCAGTATGGGAGAAAATTAGTAACATGAAATTCTTTTATTACAATGTTGCAGGCATGTCGTCAGAAGATATGATAAATTTACTTAAAAGATTTTATTTTTCAGAAGTTGGCAGAGGCAAAGAAATGGTTTTCTCATTTGACTATATTAAAACTACCTCTGAGAGCAATGATAAAAATAGATCAGAATGGGAGCTTGTAGGCAATATGGTTCAAAGATTTAAAGATTGTATTCATAGAGATATTAAGTTTGATGGCGAGCCAGTAATTTCCATGCTTACAAGTGTTCAAAGCAATAGGCAAGGAATTGTAAATAATCGTCGTGCAGAAAATATAATAGACGATGAGTCTGTATTTTCATTATCTGATCGAATCGTGCAATTTGCTTCTCACGCTTTTATACTTCGTAAAAAGACAGAAGATGAAATGGAAGCAGAACCAAACTTTGGTACTCATAAATTAAAATGTGTTAAGTATCGTCATTTAGGGCAAGATGTAAATGGAGCAGTAAATCCAGTAAGAATGCCAGATGGAAGCTTGCAGCAAAACTATATACATCTCGATTTTAATAATTTTCATATTAGCGAAAAAGGCGATTTAAGAGATTTAGTTCGATACCTTGGACAACACCCAGACATTGAAGAAGATGGAGAATAATATAGATGTAAGATCCGTATTAGAAGAGTTAGGTTACAAACTTGTAGATTGTGGCGACTCTTGGAGAACAAGCGCCATTTATAGAGGCGGAGACAATCCAACAGCAGTAAAAGTGTATAAGAATACTGGTGTTTGGACAGATTATGTTCACTATAATAAAAGTATGCCACTTATGGCGCTAGTACAAAAAACTTTAAATACTAATGATCCAAAAGCCTTAAATAAGTATATAAGCTCTGAAAAAACTAGTCTATATACATATAATAACAATAAATCTAAAATTCAAATGGAAGAAACGTACTCAGAAGAGCATTTAGAAAGATTACTACCGCATTATAAGTTTTATAATTCTAAAAACATATCAGATGCAACTTTAAAGTTTTATAAATGTGGGCTAGCAACTACTGGCGCAATGAATAAAAGATATGTCTTTCCTATTTATAATGAATCAGGAAAAATCTGCGGATTTTCTGGTAGAGATGCAACTAACTATAATGACAGGCCAAAATGGAAACACATGGGTAAAAAAACTGGTTGGAGTTATCCGCTATATGTTGGAAAAAATAAAAAACTTGAAGTGTTTGATGCAATTTATCAAAAAAAAGAAGTTATCTTAGTAGAGAGCATAGGCGATTCAATGGCTTTATATGAAAATGGATATAAAAATAACTTAGTTACATTTGGGTTAGACTTATCACCTAAATTATTGACGACCCTCATTACTCTTGATCCTAAAAATATTATTATTGCGACTAATAATGATTCATTATCAGAAAATAATCGAGGAT